CAATCAGCTCGTTACCAGAACTCTTGAGTAGCTTGATGTGCTCATTGGCCGCGTTGAGTTCGCGTTCGATGTTCTCAGCTACTATTTGTAGATCGTAAATGTTACACGCCGCATCCGTCCTCGGTGTATCGCTCACGGCTTGGCCTCCTTGGCTTTGCGCCACTTCTCAATCTCCATGTGCCACCCCATAAAGGCGGCAGCAGCGCATAGCGCATCACCCGCCTCCTCCAACCGCTTGATGCGGTCGTTTGCTGCGTTGAGTTCGCGTTCAAGTTGCCGAGCAAAATCGGCATCGCAAACCCGATACTTAGAATCATGCGGAAGGAATGCTTCGGCATCCGTCCTCGGGGTGTCGCTCATTTCACCTCCTTCGCTTTCGATTTCCCCTCTTCAATAATTGCCATCACGCACCGCTTCTTTACGCCGATAGCCTTCGCCACGTATTCCAAGCTCTGGCCTTCGTTCCATAATTTCCAGGCGCGTTGGGCATTGTATGCCGACGAGTTCATCCGGGATGTCACCGCAGCCGGATGAGGGAAGCTGATCCAGCCACGGGCCACTGCGTTTTGGATGAGTGAGTTCATGGGCGTTTCTTTTGAATCTTCAATCCAGCTTTTTTACACAGACCACAGATCACGCTCGGAGCGCGGCCGAACTTCTTGGACAGTTCTTTGTAGGAAAATGTTGGGTTGTCTTTCACGAACCGCTCGATGGCTGCCTTCTCTTTCTCGGTCATCGGGCTCCAACCTTCTTTAGGTTTCTCGACTACAACGGTTTTCGTGATCGTGGGCTGTGGGCCCATCAGGCGTTCAATAGCTTCACGCGACAGGTTCATCTTTGAGAATCCAGGTGGGTGATTGAATGATTTGAATGGAATCCCCATTGTAGCCGGGCCATGAATCCGTGTCCTCGCAGACCATCCACTGGCGAATCCACGACTGCCATGTGGTCGATCCTTTGTCTAGCGAATCGGTGTCCAGCTGGTAAACGGCGACCGCGTAGGGCGCCTGGTCTTCGACGCAGACCCACTGCCATGCGCGGGTCTCGCCAGTGATATCCCGGAAAAGGTCCCGGTAGTACGCCGCCTGCACGTCGTAGCGCAGCTGACCGATCTGCCGGCGGAACCCGGCCTTGCTAGCATCCCTCGTTTTCTTGAGATCGACGATTACCGGCGTCGCATCTGGAAGCCAGTCGATCAGGCCCTTGCGGTCGCAGCCCTCGAACTCGCCAAACATCCCGACCTGGGCCTTACCCGGCTCGGCCAGTAGGCGGCCGGCGACCGGGTGTTCACGGACGGACTTAACCATGCGCTCGACAGTCTCGATCGCGTCCTGCTTAAACACGGTGACCCGGCGGTACTCCTGGTCCTCTCGCCAGGCGCGTGCTTCCTTGGTTCTGAAGTCGTCGTAAGGAGATGTGGTCCAAAGGTACGGCGTCCCGAGGACCTTGTGATCCAGCAGGGAGCCGATCGCCATGGCCTCGGACGGCTCGCGTTCTTCCTCGAAGCCAATCATAGCGTGCGCTGGCGACCGACTGAACGCCTTGAGGCTTGAGATGTTGATCGCCGGGTGACTGCGGTAGGTGTTTACGTCGATGGGGTGGACTAACTTCACAGCGCACCTCCCGCCTTCACCACTGCACGGCCGATACCGCGCTTATTCCGGATGATCCACTGCTTAATCTCGGGCGGCAGGTCCACGGCCATCGGGAAGGTATCAGCCTCGGGCCACCAGTTCAGTTCACAAGCAAGCTTCGCCAGCTGCGGATAGGTGATACCGATCGCGGTTAAGGTTGACTCGACTGTTTCCAATTCAGGCTCCGGTGTGGGAACGGGAGCGAGCGGGGCGGGTGCGGTCTCAACGATCTCCGGTGCGGGTTCAGGAGCGGCGGGAGCGGGCGGCTCCACGATGGCAATAGCCTCGGCTTCCTTCTTCTTGCGCGGCTTGGGCTCAACAGGCACAGGAGGCGTGGGTGTAACGTCCATGATGGATGAACTCACGGTGACCGACTGGACCACTTGCTGGGCCGCAGGGGTGTCCTGGACCTCTTCCGAGGTGTGCATACCGAGTGCGATCTCGGGCGCGTAGGTGCGGCACCAGAAAGCGCCAGCCCGGTACTGGAGCATCTGCTCCGGCATGGTCTTCCACTTGGAGCCAGACTTGCCGTACCAACCCTCGACCTTGGCCATGTTGATGTTCACGAGGGCGCCAACGAGTTCCAGGTTGGAGTCGCGCTCGACTGCGAAGGCGCGGCAGCCCCACTCATCTGTCCCCTCTTTTCCAACCCAGCGGAAACGCATCGGACTGAACCGACCGCAGCTGTTGACGGTGGCGATCAAGAACGAGGCAGACCACGTTGGCTTGCCGTGGATAGGAACCATGGATTGCATGACAGCCATGACCGAGGCGCCAATGCGCTGACTGAGTTCCAGCGCGATGATGCAGTTGCCCAAGTTGGCCTCGCCCCGGTAGGCGTCGGGAACAAGGGTGCTGGACGCAAGGGCCTTGGCCATGCGTTGGACTGAGACGAACGCGTTCTCCGAAGAGAAGGCGCTGAGAGGTTGTGCTTGCTGCGTTGCGACTGTTAGGTTGCTCATACGTCAGTCAACGTATGGCAAGTGCCACGCAACGTCAATACAGGATTATCGGATTCCCACTGATTTTTTCGATTTTGCGTTCGCGATATCCTCGATGCGGTTCAGCTGTCGCTTGGTCGCTGTCGCTGGGTCCAGCTGAGAGATACGAGTCTTAAGCTCGACCGCTCGCACCTCCTGCATCCTGGTCAACTCCTCTGGTGTAGCCTGCCGTTCCACGCGTCCAAACTGATGGAACCGATTGTTCTGTTGTGTCGCTGGAGTCCATCCGGTTTTAGCCAGCACCTGGTAAGCGCGGTCAGTTTCATTGCCGCCCACGATTGCGCTGCCACCCGTCAGGATTGACATAATACGTTCCGTGGCGCGCGGTGTACCCACTGGGTCTCCGAGGAAGTTACGGTCAACCTTTCCGCTCCACGGTGTTGGCGCCAGGAGGTTTATGAACGTCTGGTCCTTCGGGTTGAACTGCGCGCCGGACATAGCGGTGAGTTCACGCACCAGGGGTCCAAACGGAATCAACGGGCTCACGGCGCCGGCCACGATCTTGCCTAGATCAGGGGCTTGCCGGTAGGTTCCTGACCCGATTAGTCCAGATGCGGTGCGGCCTTGCGCTACTGCGGAGTAGGCTCCGTAAGCTAACGCTCCAGCCATGTCTTTGGCGGTAAGCTCTCGGGGCTCAAACTTCAGGCCCTTCTTTTTAGCAGCGGCCTCAGCCTTCTGATTCAACCGATTACGTCGCGCCACCTGGTACTGAAGTTCTCCAACCCCGGCGAGCGCCGGCCGTGCAATCTGGATTGGCCCCGTGTTGAGCGACACGCGCAGTATCTTTCCGCCTGGAAGGTCAAGTTCCATGGTGTTCGGCTTGTGGCCATCACGTTCCCATAGGTCAGCTTCCTCTTTGTCGTCTGGCCATTTAGTGAACACTCGCAGGGCGCCAGAGAGAACCAAGGCAGCCAAAGCGCCGGAAAGCCCGAGTCCAGTCGCGGCCTCAATCTTACGCTGAGTCCGATCTTCAGGGGTTTTATACCAAGCGGAACCCTCAAACGAACTCGGGACGAACCCCCCGCCAGCGAATGTCAGGGCGCGATTGATGCCGATCGCGATCGCGTTAGAGAACCGCCCGACAGGGTTTGGAATACCAGCTTTTGCTAGCCAGTCATTTGCACCCTTCATTCCTTTTCCAATCTGCCCTCCAAGGCCCCCAGTCTCTTCAACGTTCCATCCGATTGTGGATCGAAGATCCTGGGTAACCTGCTTCAGGTTATCGACGTCGAGTCCAGCAGCTTTAATCCGCTGGTACTGCCTGGCGCGTACGACATTCCATGCAGCAGCACGACGCTCTTTCGGAGTGATGTTGGGATCGTCTCCGACAAGAGCTTGCGCCATCGCATACTCAGCGGTCGCATCTCCAAGTGCAGCACGGGCAGCTTTGCGTGCCTGCTTCGGGTCCATTCCTTGCAGTCGGAACTGAGACTCCGCCCATGCCCCAATCTCTTGCTGCTCAGCAAGCGTGCCCTGGAGCGCGTCCAGCGCAGAGGCGTACCGATACGACAGCTGCACGATCCCAACCATCCGAAGCATGGTTGCACGAGCGTAGTCGCCGCTCTTTGCGTACTCGGTCGCCTTGGCGTTAATTCGATCGAGAGCCCTGATTCCACTCTGGATACCCATGATGGTATCGCGTTCGGCGCGTCCTTTGGCAGCTTCCAGCGCAGAGGTGAGCGCCATATTTAACGACTGGAACCGGGCCTTATAGGAATCCTCCAGGGCGGTCCCAACGTCTTTCCACAGACGCGTCTGTCGATTTGCAGACTTGTCAGCATTGTACCTTCCGACCGCCGCTGAGACGGCGCGCGTCGGAGTGTAGTAGAACATCTGCGTGAACGTATCTATCAGCTGCTTTGTGGCGAAGCTGGGCTTGAACAGCAGCTCAGCGGAAACAACCTCGTTGATCGCCCTGGCTCGGTTCTCTTTGTTTCCACGGATCGGAATAGTCATCGACGCCCAACGCCTCTGGATCTCACGCATGATGTCAGCGCGTTTCCCGAGGTTCATTGCGGCCTTGATATCGTCGGTTAATCCTTTCTTCTTTTCCTCCTCGTTGGCTGTGCTGAGTTCCTGCTCCAGGCGCGCTAGGTCTCGAAGACGGCTAACCTCGGCGTCAGTTGGGATTTTCCATCCAGCCTTCTTAGCAATGCTTTGAAGGAGCGCCGCCGAGTCCATGCCACCGGCATTCACGAATTGCTCGATTTTCTTCCAAAGCGGAGTGCCCGGACCAAAATCTCGAATTTCGTTCGGGGTCAGCTTCTCAACCGCCTGGCTTAGCGCGGTGATTCGCGCTCGCTCAAACTTCACCTGGAACGCTTTGGCCAGCGCAATTCCAGTCTTGTCAGCTAACGCTTGGTCGATCGCGAGTTCACTCAACAGAGCCTGCGAGAACGCCTTAGCGAGTTGTGCTTGTGTGCCTTGCGGAGTCTCCAGCACGCGCTTCACGAGGTCGCTCATCTTAGGAACCAGCCGTTGCAACGCGGGATTCTTAGCCACACTCTCGGCGATGCGCTGGTCCAGTAGTCCGGCACGGATACCACCGGCCAGTCGATTGACAGCCTTGGCGCGATCCGCAGCGACTTGAGCGTCGGTCTTCGGCTGAGCTAGATCGAACTTCACGTCGTTGGCGCCTACAATCTGGCTCACGACCGAGTTCTCGGATTCCATCATCCGCTCGGTGAGGTGAGTCCACACAGCACCCTGCATCCATTCGTCGGTCAGCTTCTCGGCCGCCGTGATCTGATTCAGCTTGCCGGTCAGGAACGCGAGCTTCTCGGCTCGGGTCTGAGTTGCCATCTTGAGAAACTCATCACCATTCAAGTAGGTCTTAGCGACCCGCTTTAATAGATCACGAGTCGCTTGTGAGCGGTAACGCGGATCCTCGGTGATGCCGGCGTTGATTAGCCTCTGGAGACGATCACTGGCCGTGGTGGGTCCAGACTTAGTCTTCACGTCCAAGAAACTGTTCAGCACTCGCTGACGTGCCAGTTGGACCTGAGAACCCACGTTCGCAGTAACCATCTGCATCACGCGAGCCTTGGCCTCAGGGGACGCTCCGGCGAGGTCCATGATCTGAGCCACTGCATTCAGCTGCTCTCCGATCACGCGACTCATTTCAGCGTTCGGCCGCTGAACCAAACGATTGAGGTCGATCTTCGGTGGCGCGGGAGGTGCGACTTTTTTCTCGCCAAACTGGACTCCTTTAAAGCGTCCACGGATTACATCCTGGGCGAGCTTCAGGGTGGTCGGCGAGTAGTTGAGGAACCCATCTCGAATCGTGCGCCAGTGAGCGTACTCGGGAAGGTTTAATCCATCCTCGATCGACTGTGGGGTCGGCTCATCACCGGCCGCTTTAGCTTCTCGATACTGCTGCATGAGAGCCATATCGCCAGTCGCTTCAGCCATCATGGCCGCCCATCCAGCGTTGAACTCAGCATCCTTAACTGCGTCCTCGGTGGCTTTCTGAACCTTCGCCTGTGTTGCGGGAGTGGTCATTAGTGCGAGGCGAGCATCAGGCGTGAGCTTCTGTGAAGGAACCTTCGGGGCTTCTGTTACGCCTAAAGCCAGCGCGTTCTCAATGATCTGCGCGATGGCTTCATCTTCCAGGGCCTGCCGCTTGGCCGCCTTGTTATTCTTCGCAGCTGGCGGTTTCACCTTGAGGCGTCCTTGGACAGCGCGGTAAACCCGACCTCCGGTGTCGGCTAGAGCCATGACTCCAAGCTGCTCAACTACCGGCTGTAGCTGAGGGTTCTCACCGACGATTTTATCGATCTCAGTTTGTGTGAACTGGCCGCGATAGGCTGACAGAATCCTGTCTAGGATTTTCGCAACTTCCCTACCATTAAAGGTATCGGAATAGACTGACGTAAGGTAGCCTGTAACGTTTCTCGCAAACGCCACGAAGTCTTTCACTGAAGCGTTCAGGCTTGCCAGCTGGCGACCTGCCTCGGAAGCCTCAGACTGACCAATACGGTAAAGCTCATCTCGTGTTTCCTGGCTAAATCCATCGGCGACTGAAAACTGGTTTCGCAGTGAATTGATCAGCGCGAACATCGTGTCACCGCGACCGTCCGCCTTGGCTTTGATGAACTTCTCCTTGGCGATTTTGATAAGCCTTCGGCCGGCGTCTTCTTGATCCAACCCTTCGACTGGAGCAAACAGGTTTTCAGTGATGGGGCGGAACTTAACCCCAGCTTCGTTGAAAGCATCAGTTGCCAACTGAACACCAGCGTCGAGAACTTCAGGAGTAAGCGCCCGGCGACCAGCCACTGTGTCCTCAAACCCTCCGCGCTTCGTAGTAACCGGCTCCTCTGCTGTGCTGTAAATCATGCCGAAGTCGCTGCTCGGAGCTTCCTTCGCTATATTTTCCACATCCGCCAGGATCTCAGCGGTCGGTTCTACGGCAGATCCTTGAGCTTGATCCCACGCGTGTTGTAGCGCCGGACTCAGCTTAAGATTTATGCTCGCGGCCCATTCTGATGCGGTCTGGATACCCTTACGGATCGCGACAGCAGCAAGGTCTGCAAATGCCTTGAGAACCCGGCGAGCGGATTCCTCAGGCGTCGGGCCTTCAGTGATGCCTGCCTTAGGGGTGATAGACTCGACGAACTGAGCGACCGCGTCCGATGCTTCGGCGACGGCGTCGCCTAGATCTATCTGCGTCTGCGCCTTCTCCTGGGCAGCCTTTGCTTCGGCAGCAGCACGAGCGGCAGCTTGGGCCTTTTGCTTACGAGCTTCGAGGTCTACGCCTTTTTCTCCAACCAGGGCGAAGTCTTCGACCTGTGTACTGGAGATTAGGTCTCCCTGGTTCTGTCCAGCTGCGAGACGTGGCTTACGTTCGGTAGGAGCCGGACTTTCGGTAGGAAATTCAAACGCATCTCCTGGTCCACGATCAGGAAGTTCATCCACGAAGATCGTGTCGTTCTCAGTTAGTTGCTGAACTCCGAATTTATCCCCATCACGAATCGTGTAGTCTCCATCTGGAGTGACAGCTGTAACCTCGAATTGTTCACCTTGAATCTTGAACTTGTCTCCAATCGCAAGGCTTCCGACAGACACTTCGACCGGGCCGTTAGGCTCGCCAGCATTTTGCATCCCCTCGGTTTGAGAATCTACGAAGGCTTCATCCTGCGCCTGCAAGAACGCGTCGAGGCCCATCGCCTCTTCGGCGCCGGCAGCGGCGGCCTTAGCCTCTTGCTTCATTGCGACCACGTCCCCCTTGCGGCCCCGTGCAGCCTTGTCAACTTCAGCCCAGAACTCGGACACACTCATGTCTCCGTACTTGCCGGGGTTTTCTGTGGCAAGCTCTGCGAGCAACTGGTCTGGCTGATTTCGGCTCGCTGTACCGCGTGACCTTCCTCCAAAGATTTTATTGAAGTACGGATCGAGCCTTGGGGCATCGTCGTAGAGGTCCTTGATTTTCTCTAGGCGCTTTTCCTTCTTGGCCTGAGACTTAGACATGACGCCACCGAGGCTGATGATGTCATCTAGGATGTCTCCTTTGGACGCCCACTCACGGGCTTTCTTAGATTTAGGAGCCTTAGCAGCGGCAGGCTTAACCGGAGTCTGAGTTACCGTAACCGCACCTGGGGTTAGTACGACGGTGCGTGTTGGAGAGGTGGGTGCAGCGACGGGAGGGGTGGGCGCCGGCGTCACCGGCCCTGGCTTATTGAAATCCAGCGTCACACCCTTACCAGCGTTCCGGAACACGCGAACTGGAGCGCCGCTGGAAATCTTCCGAAGAGCATTGTTGAGTGACTTTTCGGACTGCGCTTCAATCGTGACGTCCTCATCAACCTTGATGGTGTACTTCGGTTGGCTTCCACGTTCTTCAGGTGTACCAACGATCGACTTAGCGAAGGCAACGATTTCGCCAGTGTCACGATCAATCATCCCATCCACGGTGCGGTTCTGGAACGGGAACGTGCGTGAGGTGGTGGGAGTGACAGGAGTAGGCGTGACGACAGCAGGGATGGTCGGAGTTTCTGATGGGGTAACCGGAACCTCGGCCGGCGCCGCAGGCGCCACACCAGTCGCAATTTTGGTTCGATATAATGTTAGCGCTTGTTTCTCTCCAAACCCAAACTCGGCGGAATTATCCCCGGCTTCTGCCTCCGCTTCTCTTCTTAAAAGATTAACGTAATCTGAGTATTCGTCGGGGTTGAGAGCCGGTTCTTTTGAGAACGGCACAGCCTCTTGCGTCACAACCCCAGGCTTAGTCCACCCCGTGGTCTCATCAAACTCAAAGCCCGCCTGCTCCAGCTGGCCAACACGGCCGGCGAGTTCCTCGAAGCGGTCCAGTTGCTCCTCCTCAAGCATATCGGACGCAGACGCTCCATCAAGGAAGTCAACGATCCCGTTATACTCGTTGGTCTCCTCGATCGTCAGCGGCTGGACTTCCGTTTGGATTTCGGCCCCTGCTCCTTCGGCAGGCCGCCCTCCTTGATCCACTTCTGACAGTCCCACTTGGACTTCGGGTTGCGGTTTTTCTGCGCGAAGCAGGCTTTCACCTGCGCCTTGTTCTTGAACGGCATTTTCGGTGGTGGTTGGGGTTTCTGTGATCGGAATGACGGGCGCCACTTCTTCTCCAGCAGCTTCCATCTCCAGCTGCATTTCCGGAATAGTAAAGCCTTCCTCTGGTGGTGTAATGCGGATTGGCCCAGAAGGCGCGCCGCCGGAGTTGATGCCAGCAAGGGTGGCGGTGGCGTTGGGTAGTGGGTTTGATGGATCTCCGCCAATCGCAGCGCGTCCAGCGGCTTGACGATTGATAATTTCTTGGATTTGAGCCCCTGAAAGCGGCGCATTAAGTTCCTGTGCGAGACGTTGGTTTGCAGCGACGCGCCCAGCTTTGCCTCCCACCAATCCCATTAAACCGCCAACCCCAAAACCAGCTGCCCCAGACTCGAACACTCCCTCGGTGAGCTTCTGGTCAGGGTTGTAGGTCTTTTTGGCGACCGCATTTCCAAGCCAATTTTCTGTGATCTCCTGAGTACCTTCTTCAACAGCCGTGCGCGCGGCTTCCTTGAAGATGCTTTTATTAACCTGCCCAGCAACAGCGCGTCCAAATGCTGGCACTGCTCCAATACCAAACTCGGTGAGCGCCCCTATCGGTGCCGTGTACAGCGCCGATTGGTATTGCTTAACTGGTTTTTCAGCTTGGAGTCGATTTACCTCCGCTGCGTCCCCTTCGGCTAAAGCTTGAGCGATTCTGGCATCGTAAACCTTGCCTGTCTTTTGCGCTGCATCTTCACCTGCGCTGAATCCGTAGGCCAACTGACCAACACCTGGAACCACTGAAACCGGAAGCGATCCAATCCCGCTTGCTATCTGAGTCAGGTAATCGTCCTGGCGCAACGGGTTAACCGGAAACGCTTCTTCAGCTCCTTCTTGAAGCGCCTTGCCCATCTGGAATGTCGGGCTAGCCTCAAGCTCCGCCGCACGCGCTTGGTAAACCTCCGGCGGTACTTCTTTGACACGTTTCTCCCAGGCTGCCCGCCTACGTTCGTAAGCCGCCATTCCAGCGGGACTCTCAACCTGTGCCGCTGACATTATCGGAGGCGGCTCTTCAAGGCCTACGCGAGTTAGGCCCATCATACCCCCACCGATCATGCGGCCACCTTGCTGCATGAGGGCGTTGCCGGCGGCTGGAAGCGCACCTTGTCGAAGTGTCTGCGAGAACTCCAGCAGTTGGTTTTCTCCGATCCGGTCATCAACTTCAACCAGACCAACTCCTTCGATATCAACGATGCGTGGCATGGGTTACCTTAGTACTTTAACGGCGTGTAGACTGCACCAAACGGTGCATTTTGGTCATAAGAAAGTCGCCCTACCGGAGCCGCATTCGTGGAGGCAGGTGCATCCGATGGCTTCGACAGCTGCTTAGCCCTGTAGGCATCCCGCTCTTCGGCGCTCATTTTGATCGTTTCGACGATTTTTCCTGCATCGTCCAGAATGTTTACTGTGTAAGGACGATCAACGTTTACCTTTTCAACCTTAGGCGTCTTCATTAGGACTGTTCTGCCTCCTCCAATGTCCACATATTGATATCCCTTTGCAGGTTTTTCAGGAGCAGTCATTGCAGGCGGTTGAACTAGCGTTTCAGGAATGCCTTGTGTTTGCCTAATCTCATTCAACACATTGAGTTCAGTGTCTTGAGAAGGCCCGCTGATTGCTGATTCAACTCCTGCCGGTAACGCTTTCGGCTTCATCGCAATCATTCCTTGCGATGCCAAGATGCGGTTATACGCGGTTTCGTTCTCCATTTTTTTCACTATCCCGAGCGCCAACCCCTTCTGAAACGCTTTGGTGCCTCGGATTTTTTTGTCAACATCACCTATTGGTGCGCCAAGGGATTCGGCTAATCCAGCGGTCTCGTTAAACGCATCTTGCCCCTCCGCTTCCTTGAGTTTTCTTGAGGATTCAACCAAGTTCACTGAACCGTCCGGGTTCAGTGTTAGGTGCTCAGCAAACTTCGACCCAAGCACATCGGCCCGATTTTGTGCCGCCAACGTCGCCGCCTCCCGCCGCTGGTCAACGAGGTCCTGGTAATACTGCCCTCGCACCCGCGTATCTTCAGCACGCTGCGCTGCTGCTTCCTCCCTATACTGCCGCTGATTCGCCAGCTGCACGCCTTGGAGGTACGATTGCCCGATGTTTTCGAGTCCTGAGAAGGGGTTTGCCATAAAATTTTAGCTTAGTCCTTGGCGACCGTAACCTGTCGGCATTCCGGTTGAATAATTCCAATCACCACCTACGCCAGCATTAGCGCGAGTTTGCGCCCCCAGCTGCGCGAATCCAAGGTTGGTCAATCCTGATCCAAGCGATCCGAATGCCTGGCCAGCAACTCCAGTTGCGCTCGGCATACCAGCAACTCCAAGGAGAGCCTGCTGCTGGGCGCCGCGTTCACCTCCGCGAAGTGAAGCGATCTGTTGCGGGGTAAACTCGTAGTTTGCTAGCGGTGCCATTGGTGTGGTTCCGATGATGTTGGCAAACTGTTGAGCACCAAGGTTTGTCATATCCAGGCTGGTCCTGCCAATGTCTCGCGCCACGAGATTTCTTCCAGCTGCGCTTCCCGCGTAACCACCTTTTACAGCCTGACCGGCGGCTTTGCGCTGGACCTGAGCTAGCACGTCAGGTGGCAGCTCGCCTTGCAGCAATGCCATTGCGTTCTGGGTGCGCTGAGCTTGGCCTTCCTGATAACCAGGAATCTGAATACCGAGCGACTCCAGCAGTTGGGCGCGACTAACCGCATTTCGCTCAGCCTCCATTTCACGAGCACGCGGCGCGTTCAGGGAGGATTCTCCCATCACTTGGCCAATGTCGATTCCTGGAAGGTTAGCGGCGTCACGGGCCTGCCGGCGTGCGGCGCTAGCAGACGATGCTGACATGGCACCTCCGGCCAATGAGCCGATGGCTCCAACTCCTATTGCTGTTCCTACCCAAGACATAATAAGTATTTGTTAGACCTCACGTAAGTAAGGTCGTTGCGTATCTCTTCGTGATTTTTCTTGTTCAGAGGATTAGGATGGACAGTTACCCAAACCGTATCCTCTTGGATCAAAATTGCCCTTCGTGTCTGCGGTAGGGTAATTCCGTACATCGGTGCCGTGTAGGTCACCACACCCTCGGTTTCACTGATCACCGTCAGCTTTCCTCGAAGCAAGAAAAACGGGTGATCGAACTTGTGAATCAGGCTGGTAATAATCGACCCGGCTGGAGCGAAAATTTCCCGCACGTACAACCCTTCTGGGTAAGTATGCGTCAGCGGGCATTCGATCTGTGGCTTGTCGGATACAAACGCCTCCCAGCGATCCAGACGATCGTCGAGCAGAACACCGTCGTCGGTTAGAAAATCCAACCACGTAATAGGCTGCACGGCTACTGGAAGCTCTTCGGTCATCAGATGAATCCACCAAACCTATATTGAATCTTAGCAGACCCGAAAGGCTGCACGTTGATTACGCTGCGCTCGTTGGGGCTGTACGCCTCAAGCTCATTCCGAAGCGACCGAAGTGCTAGCTGGATCTCGCGCTCAGCCTCGGTGTACTGATTCCGGTCTTCCTTTTGGATCGCCTTCATCATGTGCTTGATCGCCTGGAGGTTCCCGATAAACAGCCAGTCTGAATCAACGATCGCCGGTATGAAGTCCAGGCGAACGATCGCTTCCACGACCGTGTTGGTGCAAGTCTCGTCTGCTGGCACGCAGCCGTCTCCGTTGTCGATACAGCAATTGTCCTGGGTGGTGCTGCACGAATTAGCCCCACCGCAGACCTCGGGCATCCCGACAAGGTAGGTGCGTCGGTACTCGGGGTTCTGCTCGCTTGGGCCCCAGACTGCGACCTGGGTTAATAGACCAGTTGTGTCGTTTTCCGCAATAATCGTCAGGCTTCCTTGAGTCAGCGGCTTCTGGGCGCCAGTCAGACCCGGTTGCTTGAACCGATTACTTGTCCGGACGTAGGCCGTGATAGAGGGGTTTGGAAGAGTAACGTACTCACCCCAGACGTATTCTCCGGTGACCGAGTCCAACGTACGGATTGGGATCCCATTGGGATCAAGCCCCTGGAGAAGCACGCGTTTACCGGCATCAGCTGAGAGCTGCGGCGTCACCCTGATGTAGCAGTTGCCAACCGAGTCCCGAAATTGCGTCACCATGCCGCGATCCAGCAACTGGTCTTGCTCGCATCCTTCACGGCCGCATCCGGTGCGCGGTGCGCGGGTGTCCGTCTGGAACTCGTACCACTGATTCTGGATGGGGATGTTGTAGCCGCAGAGGTTCATCGCCTCGATCGTCTTGACCTCACGGGGCCAGGTGATGCAGCCGGCGGTCACGCAGACGCGCAGCTTCTTGTACGTGCCCCACCACTTGCCCATGTCTGCCAAGCGAGCCTGAGCCTCGTTGAGCAGCTGGACGAAACGCTCGTCGCAGGTGGCCAGACCGACTGCCTGCGGGATCGTGGAGTTCTTGGCTTGGGCGAGGGTTTTTCTCATGGGACGTAAGCCGGGTTTAGGGCCGTGGCGTAGACTTTGATTCGGTAATTAGTTGCGTTGCTGGCCGCTAGAAGTGGAGGAATCATGTACGAAAAAATGAGACCACCAATTCCTGCGTTAAACGCAGTTGCCTGCACATTGATTTGAGATGGATCGCACAGATATCTAAATGCTGGGAGATCCGTTGTTCTATCGCAAAGAAAATGAAGACAATCTACTTCTTGACCTTCATACCAAGTAAATACCGTGTTCGGGGCAGTAGCGGCATCTGTGTATGTATCGAATGTTCCTGGCAATCCAGTTGCGCGAATTAAAACCGCTCTAACCATAAACGGCATCACACCGAAACCATGATTGAACGGCATAAAAGTGCCGTCCTGAACGATTGGTATTGGTGCCGACGCATACGTCAAAAACTGCTTCAAACTCAGCCGCGTAAAATCCCGTTTCTGCGTTAGCAGCTGGAAATTTACGCCATCGTAGAGCACTGAAACCACCTGCCCAGCCAGGATGTCGTTTGCCGCTAACGCCACCGTGCCGTCCTTCGTGATCGTCTTGGCGCCCTTGGCATCGACATTTAACGTACAGCCAGCAGCGTTGGTGTGGTTCGCAATGAAAGTGTAAATCTGGCCGGTGCGGTAAGCTGACGCCGCGCTTGGGTAAGGTGGCGAGTTTATGACCGAGTAAGCTCCAGCAGCGCCGGTAGAGGTGCCAGCAAACACCACTTCACTGGACAGTCGAACAAATGCAGAATCTCCGGCAGCAGCCGAAAACTTCAACACCTCAACTGGGCGATTGCTGATGTCGGTGCGAAGCCAGTAGAGCCCAGTGTTGCCTGGCACAACCTGAGATGTGGACCACTCCGCCCCGGTGTTGATGTTGGCAATCAACGCGGCGGCGTAAGCGTCAAGGCGATCCTGTTCAGAGGCGTAGCAGGTCGGTGGCGGCAGTGTGCCGGCTGAAATATCAACGGTTGGCATGGCTAGATGCGGTAAATGTAGTCGTTTGGCTTACACGGGCCTGGGTCGCATTCAAGCGCCAAACAAGCCTCCGGACAATCGAAATAGAAGAATTGGTTCAGCGGCGCAACGCATCCCCTTGATCTTCCGCTGATGAAAAAGGTCCCGAACCTACCGCCGTTGTTGATCGCCAGCGGCTCTCCACTCAAGCGACGTACGGTGTTACATCCAATCTGGATATTATCGACGTACCTCAGGAAGTTGCCGGTTGATGATGTAAACGCGACGTTGGGACCAGGGCTCGCGCAGGTGAATGTCGTCAGCGTAGGAACTCCGGTCACAATTACCTCGTCGTTGAACGAAACATTGCTGAGCCCCTCAACGGTTGCGTGGTATCCAGCAATCAGCTGATGCGCCTTGTTCGTCGTGTACGTGGCCACCCCTCCGGTGCGCTGGAATCCAATGGGTTGGATTTCCCAAGGAAAGTCTATAGGACTATCGATTCCCAGAAGCCCCCCCGTGGTGCTTTCGTTTACGCCTGGGTTTAAGACAGTGAAAGTCGTGGTAGTCGGAGTGGCTATAACCGTGAATTTTCCAATGAAACTTCCGATGACAGTTTTTAGAACCGTCACCTTAAAACCGGGTTGAAGTTCGTGCGCTGAAGCTGTTGTGAAAGTCGCTACCCCGGCAAGGCGCGTCGCTGTCGTAATCGGAATCTGATAATCCGTTGGATAGTACCACTTAGATTTATCTACATCGTGATTGTTAATTAGGAATACAGCATTGATCGGAGGATAGGCTGGCTGGTAATACCATGAATCAGGACCAGACAGCAGAACATCGTTGTTTTCAATAACCATGTTCTTATGCACCGCAGTAAATGTAGAATACAAATCTGGGTTAGCATATCCCAAAGGCAAATAAGTTGCGTAGTAATCGTTGGTTTGCAGTGCAATAAACGCCCCAACATTCAACGCTTCATTATGATGCAGGTGAGTACCTTTATGAAAAAAAGAATCAACGTAGAAACAGGTTCCAATGTAACCGTTGAAATTGTTGTACCTGACTTCCGCGTCAACCGTTTCCCTTACCGTCACTGCGTGTAATGGGCTTTGAGCATCCGGTCTATTCGGTCCAGATATAAATTGGTTTTCTTCTACGACACAATCCGATGCAAAAATGCGTCGGCTGCGAAGCATCATCACGTAGCCGTCGAGGTAGAGGCCGGGGAGTTCGTTTGGTCCAGCGGATGCGGCTGTAAATCGGTATGAATCAGGGAGGGTGAGAACGGTGCGTGATCCGTTGAACGTCGCGTCTGAAAAACCGCTTACCACTACCACATCGCCCACCCTCAACGTATGCTTCATCACACAGGTGTAGGTCGCCACTCCAGCTGACCTAGACACCACATTGATCGGATTCAGCAGCGATGAAAACCCTCCAATCACAACCTCCGTAACAGCCTCTGCGCTTCCAGGGTAAAGTGTCCCTTGAATCGAGTTGCTTCCTTCGTAGCCAAACTTATTCCTAAGGACTTTCGCTCCTGGGGTTCCATCATCTACCGTCATTGGTAGGAATGTTTTGAGCACAAACGATTCGGCGTTTAGCGTACCATCACCGAAATCGTAGAACTCGCAATCTTGAATCAGCGCGTTCTCTCCGGTGTGGTTAATGCCAGCAATGGTGTAGACCGAGTTTACCCCAGCGTTGACTTGCGGCGTAAGAGCGACATCTGGAGCAGACCATGCGCGGCCGTTTTGGAGCAGGTCAACGGTGCCTACGTCTGGAATTGGTCCAATATTTGTTCCAGGGTTAGCGCAGGTAAACTGAATTGGGCTTGGGTATCCATTGACCACAAACGTTCCGTTAAACGATGCGTCGGAAAGACCTTGAATCAGGACGTTTTCACCGCCCACGAAACCGTGCGGAGTTCCGGTATCGTAAATTGCATTTCCAGCTAACCTTTCAAATCCGTTGATTTGTACAGTCGTTGTAGGTCCAACATTAACGCACAGCACCTCGGTAATTGATGGAAACGATACAACTACAAATGTTCCATTCAGCGTAGCGTTTGAAAATCCTGTGACAGTAAATGAATTTCCAATAGTGAAAGGAAAATACCAATTAGGATGGCGAGTGTAAATAGCTTGATTAACCGCGTTTCGTTTTGCTTGAATTAATACAACGCCAACGTCTCGTTGAAACGAAAATTGAGTGATATTCTGAACCTGCCCGTAACCTACAAATGTAGCGTCTGAACTTGGGCCAGTGGTTACAACATTACTAATGTATTGTTGATATATTCCTACATTTGCATATAACGGAGGAATTGGAGGAACGTATACAGGAGGAGCTTGTGATGATAATTGAGTTGTTATGCCGTAAGGACTATAAAACGTAATAGGAATTGTAGAATTGTAAGTATTTATTCCATTAGTTCTCTGAACCGATGATATTTTAATATCAGCAACTGAGTTATTTCTATAATTTCCATCAAAAGTAATACCTTGTATTAGTGTGTTTTTGCAATTAGTTGCATCTACCGGGTTTCCAATTATGCTTCCAGAAGCGCCTACAACTCCAGATCCGGTAACTGTTCCAATAGTCTTAATCATCTGGGCGTTAAACCCATATAAATCGAATACTTTTGTCGATGTATGGTCAGCAAACTTAAGGATTGTTTTACCCGCGCCCTGACCCGTGATCTCCATGTTGTTGATCGCGGCCCCGTATCCAAGCAGAATTGAAGATGTAAATCCTCCACCGATCAGGTTTATCCATCCATCTTCGGTGACCAATCCGGAGTTTGGCCCGGGAACCGTTGCAGTAAACGTAGTCGAGTTTGGTGTTGAATCGACACGGAATCCGTAATAGGTGGAACCCACTCCGTTGAACGTAGGGTCCGTAAAACCGTACAGGGTGATCTTTTCTCCAACAACCAGTCCGTGCGGTGTTGCTGTTGTAAATGTAGCTACGTTAAAAAATCGAAAACGACTTGTAATCTTCACCCCCGGGCTCGATCCAATCAAAAACGTTCCAACCGGAAAATGGCACTTGCCAGTGAGATTCAAGCATTCGCTGATCGCCCACGCGCTGTTTCTCAGTCCGCAAGGATCGGCGCCGTAATCGACTGGATTGTATGATGGCATACTATTCGGAGAGAAGGGGGCACGCAACGCGGCTGAGATCGCCGTAAATATCCTCTTGAAGGCGTTGAGCGACCATAGCCACCCGCTTGAGTCGGAATCGGCCGGTGTTCACGTACCTCAGCTGGAACTCGTATCCATCGCGGGTAAATCCCCCGGTCTGCACGTCGCACTTGTCCGGAGGCTGTGGTAGGGCAATGCGCGATCTTGCAGGCGGCTGGTAGTATTTGACCTCCTGGCAGTTGATCACCGCAGGAGGGCAGGAAATCTCGCCTGGTTCGCAGTTGCGGTATTTCGCGCAGTCCTTGATCTCGGCCCATGGATGCCAGCACTCACCCTCGTTGGCCTTGAAGTAGACCTTAGATTCGATGTTACCCATCACCTGGTCATACCATTGCTCGGCGCTGACAAGGCGTTTCTTGTTAGATGGTTCAGCGAACGTGATCGACCGAGTCTCAATGGTCCAATCGATCGGAACATCATCGTATCCATCGAAGTCAAACTGACCGTTCTTTGTGACCTCAAAGAGTCCGATGTCCCCTTGATTTAACCCAAACATGAAACAGCGATCCTGTTTTTGAATTCGGATGGTAAGCATCTGGAGTACATCCACTCCGGTCCATACACCCTCCCATGCCGGCGGAAGTTTCCGACCCATTCCAGAGACAAGATCGAAGTCCAGCACTACGACTCCTCGGTGAATGGTTCCCCTTCCGTTGACTTTCTGAGGCTGAATTGTCATCAGCATCCGATTGTCGAAGTTTACAGAGCTAGCAGCTTGGAGATAAAACTCCGTGTCGTAAGCTATTGCACGAGTAACCTGCCGGCTGATCGGTGTGTTTCCAAACTCAGTAAAGTCGCGTCTGGCGTAGATCAATGAGCGAATGCCGTCCTGAGCGCGGAAAAAGAGATCGCCGTTCACTGGCACGATGGATTCGTGGTTAAACGATCCGAAGTTCAGGAGCGCGAATCGCTGGATTGGATAACTGAGATCCTTCCAAACATCCCGGTCCACAGGCGCGTTAAACGCGTAAGTGGCGGTCGGGGTAAACACCAGCAGGTCGCCGTCACCAAGGGACGTGTCCAGGTTGGCCGCGAAAGCCAACCCTGTGATCGGGCCGTTTGAGACCGCAAAGGCGCCTCCTTCATTGAGGAATGTATTTTCTGTGAACCGAATTACACTGTCTCGGCCGTAAGCCGGATCGCCGTAGACCAAGTCTCCACCGTAGTATTCCGATCCATTTGCAACCCAGAGGCGTCCTTTTCCGTAAGCCATCGGACCGCCAACCGGAACCTCATCGCTTAATGCTCGGCGCAAAGAAGTTCCGTCGTAGAGATACGGAGCATTCTGCTGATCTTGAATAATCAGCCAGTTTTCCGCCTGCTGAAAGTAAACGTGAGGTGTGCTAGGGTTATTGGTTGAAAGCAGGTATCCAAAAAAGGCTGGCCCTAAAAATGGTCCAGCATCAGTTCCTGGTGAGTATGTGGTGAAGCTGTCAAAAGTCGGGATGTTTTGGACAATGAAGTCTCCAAAGAATCCAGCTGGCGACGTGGCTCCAGGCACCTCCGGCAATCTTACAACCATGCCAGGAAAAAGCCCATGGGCTCCGCCGGTCATGTAAGTTGCAACGTTTGCAACGCGACCACGGGTAAAGACCACAAACTGCGAAGCGATCGCAGAGAGGTCGGTGACCTTGAATTGGTTGTTAATGTCGATCTTGAAAACCTTGCCGCTAATCGACGCAAAAATGTAAGGGTCTCCGTTATCGGAAATGTATGTTCCGCATCCTTGAAACTGGCCTTCCTTAAAGGCCGATTGCACAGCAGCGTTGTAGTAACCCCCGTTGTAGAGAACGGTTGGATCGTCAAACGTCAGCAGTTTGGTCCAAATCCCAGGCCGCGCTTTCGGAAATCCTCCGCGCACCGTCGTGTTCACCGCCCATGCTAGCTGGTTCGGTTGAATGAGTGAGGGCGAAAAACCGCTGTCCACCCCACCTTCAGCGGTGAGGAGGCCGTCTACTATGCGATTTTTTTCTGCGACCATGACGCTTGAACCGATTGAAGGGCCACAGCAGGATTCCCGCAAGATGAATGAGAGCGCAGATTACCTGTCTATACCGTGGCGTACTAAAGACCGCTTTCTCATCGAGGCTGAAATGGTTCGTCGTGGCGGTTACATAATGTCCGGCGGCGTCAAGTACGGATGCGGGAAATATCATCACTTCAAAGCAGCCATGACGGCGCTCTGGCCTCACTTTGATTGGCACATCTGGTCTGACCTGCTGATCAAGACTTTCGCGGAAAATCAAGAGGTTGGAATCATGGGCCCAGGATCATCTGGCAAGACCTACACCTCCGCAGCTTTCGGGCTCTGCACGTTTTACATCTACCCAACTGGCACCTCGATCATCATGTCGTCAACGACGCGTGAGGGTCTTCAGCTGCGAATCTGGGGCTCGATCAAGGAGTTGCACAACAAGGCCAAGGCTCGCCGGGAATGGCTGCCCGGGCGCGTTATCGAGAGCCGGTTCATCCTGACCAGTTCTGACCAAGAAGCTGAAGCGCAGGACTTCCGCGATGGAATCATCGGTGTAGCGTGCAAGGTCGGCGGTACGTTCGTTGGTCTCTCAAACTACGTCGGGCTCAAGAACGACCGAGTGATGTTGATCGCAGATGAGGCGTCTCTGATGAGCCGGGGATTCCTCGATTCAGTCGCCAACCTTCGTAAGAATCCTGAGTTCAAGCTGATCGCGATGGGGAATCCCAAGGATCGCAACGACGCGCTTGGGGTTGTCTGTGAGCCGCATTCCACGATGGGCGGATGGGAAGGCATTGAGTATCTGGAGCAAACACGCACCTGGAGAACGCGGGCTCCAGGAGGGGTTGCTGTTCAGCTGTGCGGGTACGACACGCCGAACGCGAAGTTCCCAAAAGGCACCAATCCGTACCGAGGCATCATCACTCCGGAGCAGATTCAGGCGGACTTGGATTATTACGGTCGAGACTCGTTGCAGTTCTCGATGATGAACCTCGGGCTGCTGCCCCGAGACGGCGGTACACGGCGCGTGGTGACCATGTCGTTGTGCGAGCAGAACCAGGCGTTCGATGAAATTGTTTGGCAGGGCGCCGACAAGATCACGCGAATCATCGGGATCGACGCAGCGTACTCAGGCATCGGTGGTGACCGATGCGTTATGACCGACCTTCAGTACGGTCCAGACGCTACTGGACGCATCGTGCTAGCATTCGCTGAAGCTCCGATCGTAATCCCCGTGACGGCCGTCAAAGCCCAACAGGCCGAGGAGCAGATCGCTGAGTACGTGCTGCTGTACTGCAAGCAACGGAATATCCCGCCTGATCAAGTGGGATTCGATTCTACCGGACGCGGCACGCTGATGTCTGCGTTTGCCCGCCTGTGGTCGCCCGAGGTGGTGCCGATTGAGTTTGGTGGCCGGCCGACGGATCGCCCTGTTCGGAAAGGTGATCCAAAGACTGAGCGTGAAGCCTACGGCAAGATGGTCACAGCCCTCTGGTATTCGTCGCGCCTGCTGATCGAATCCAAGCAGCTGAGGAAACTTCCTCGTGAGGTCGCCGAAGAGGGATCGATGCGCGAATGGGGAATCTCCCGCACTGGTTTGATTGACGTGGAGCCTAAGCACAAAACCAAGGAACGCATGGGCCGATCCCCTGATTTATGGGATTCTTTCGTGGTCGCGCTCGAAATGGCTCGCAGAACGGGATTTGAGATTGCAGGCGGGCAGGGGGTTGGTATTGTCAAGCGACAGACACCAAAGTGGCTGACACGTCTGTCAGATAAGCGTCGCACAATGGATACTGAGCATTCGCTAACCTATTCCTAACCTTATGGCATCATTCAACAAAGTCATCCTGATCGGCAACCTCACCCGAGACGTAGAACTCAAACACCTTCCGAAAGGGACTGCTGTTTGCAACCTGAGCTTGGCCGTCAATCGCCGCTGGAAGAACGAGGCCGGTGAGGAAAAGGAAGATGTGTACTTTGCTGAGTGTAAGGCGTTCGGGAAGCAGGCCGAGACGATCGCTCAATACGTCAAGAAGGGTCACCCGCTGATGGTTGAGGGACGCCTGACCCGGGAAGAGTGGGACGACAAGAAGACCGGCGACAAGCGGTCTACTACGCGGATTATGATCGAAACCTTCCAGTTCCTTAAGGGACGTGATGAAGGTGACGCGCCGGCTCCGAGGGCTCAGGCCCCGGCCGCTCCGAAGCCTGATCTCGACGCCGATGATCTGCCGTTTTAAAAATCAGGCAGCATGAATTACAACACGTTTCCAAACGGTGGATGGCAGTTCTACGAACCCGCAACCAAGTGGACCGCGCCAAACCCGATGAATTACGATTTTCATTCGATGGCGCGATTGATCCAGCAGCACAGGATTGCCAACCACCTTCCATCGTCATTTGAACAAGCGGTGAGTGATCTGGAAGCCTACACAAAAGCTCGTTTTCCCCAGCAAACAACAACTCAATCCACTCAAACCAATGCTCAACCAAGGGTATCAGGCTGTCGCTCGTGCGGTGGAAAGGGTTAAAAATACGGCGCAAGGGGTAAGGATTCTTGCGGAATGGCTGGGCGATGGCGGTATTCCCGTTGATCGCTCAGTAGCGCAGCATCGTCTTGATACGTGTCTGCACTGCCTTCACAACAAACCCACCAAGCCAGATGCGATCGAGAAGACGGTCGGCGAGGTTATCATTGAGCAGGAGCAGCTGCGCCACGACATGGCTATGATCCTTCAAGGTGAGTCTAATGCTGGCACCTGCGAAGTCTGCGGCTGCTACCTGAAGCTCAAGGTCTGGGTGCCATTGAGTTACCTAGGCGATCGTGAAATGCCTGATAAATGCTGGATTTCGCAGGAACGAAAAGCAATCTGAGATCAATATGAGTTTCAAAGAACCAAGTAGAGTCTGGAATGTTGTTAGTGCGATGCTAGAGGCTGAACAGCCTCGTTCTCGCAATCGCGCTCGCATTAACGCTACCTTTAACGGTAATCCTCCATACAGCGAAGAGGAGGCTCGCGACAACAAGATCCAGACAAACGTCAACTTTCTGGAAGGTACGCGCATCATTCATGCGGCACGCCAGCAGTTTACGAACGCGTTCCTGAAGCCTCAGAATTACTTTTCTGTGGGCCTCGATACCGGCCCTCGGGATAAGCGCACTGAGTGGGGCAACATCATCACGAAGCAGTTGAACCGCGTGATGAAGCGGTCTCCGAAGTATTCCACGGTCCTGGAATCTCAGTTTGCTGCGACGGTTCTTCACGGTATCGGTCCGGTGACCTGGCTGCGTGATCGTGAATGGTGCCCGTCGGCTCGTGGAACCGAAGACATTTTGGTTCCTACGAACACGCTGACCACGATGGAGAATATGTCGCACTTCGCGATCTACACCTCCTTCACAGCTGCGGACCTAATCCGCATGACTCGCGGTGAGAACGTCGATCCCGGTTGGAACCTGAAGCTGGTGAACGAACTGCTGGCTGCGATGATTCAGCGCGAGGCTACGAGTCTCCAGGTGAACGACTGGTCCGGCCAATACTTCCCTGAAAAGATTGAGGAAGACTTCAAGGAGAACTCTGGTTACTGGGGCTCCGATGCGACTCCAGTGCTGCGGTGCTACGATTTCTACTTCCTAGACACGACCAGCGACGATCCTTCCTGGCGCCGCCGCATCATCGTTGACCAGTACAACAGCGGGATCGGTAATATGCAGACCGCTGGCCAATGGCTCTTCGATGCCGGCGACCGCTGTTACGGCCGGGATATCTTCGAGCTGATGCACATCCAGTTCGCTGACGGCGCTGTGGTTCCCCCGTTCCGATGGCACTCAGTGCGTTCCCTTGGCTACCTGCTTTATGCGGTGTGCCACCTCCAGAATCGCCTCCGCTGTAAGTTCACAGACTCCGTTTTCGAGCAGATGCTTTGGCTCTTCCGCAATGTCGCTGATGGTGACATGGAACGGATGGAGAAGATCGACCTGGTGAACATGGGCGTGATTCCCGAGGGCCTCTCCTGGGTTCCGCAGTCTGAGCGTCACGTTGTCGATTACCCGATGCTCTCAGGAGCCATGGCTATGCACCGCCAGATCATGTCTGAGTCAAGTGCTGCCTACACGCAGGACGTGAACGACGGATCATCGAAGGAGCTGACCGCTACCGAGGTTATGGCTCGCGTGAACAACGCCAACGCGCTGATGGGCTCAATGCTTACACGCGCCTACACGCAGCAGAATTTCCAGTACCGCGAGATAGCTCGCCGGTTCTGCACGATCGACCATCCCGACTGCAAACAATTCCGCCGCAAGTGCGAGGCTGAAGGTGTCGATCCCTCCGTCTGGAATAACCTCGACGCATGGGACATCATGCCCGAGCGCGTCATGGGTTCCGGCAACAAGATGCTGGAGATCGCTCAGGCTGACCGCCTAATGGCTATCCGGCCGCTGCTAGCTCCGGATTCTCAGGCCGAGGTTGTACACATGTACGTCGAAGCCAACACCGATGATCCCCTCCTGGCGAACCGCTTGGCTCCGATCGACAACAAGCCGGTCTCCCCGGCTGTCGAACGCGCTACCATGGCGTGGGGCACGCTTATCGACGGTCAGCCTGTCGTTATCGCAAGCGCACTCAATCGCCCTGAGTACATCCAGACGCTGCTTCAGATGCTTGGTGGCGCCATTGGCCGTATCGAAAAGGAAGGTGGCGGTATGACCACGATGGACCGCGTGCTGGGATTGGCTAACGTGATCCAGCATATCCAGGAGCAGATGCAGTTGATCTCTCAGGACCCCGGCCAGGAGCAGAACATCAAGATTTACAACGACGGCATCAGCCAGGCTTCAAACTACATCAAGGGCTACGTGCAGCGCCTCCAAGAGCAGGCTCAAGCTCAGGCCGAAGCCGGCGCAGCTGGCAACGGAATGGACCCCGAGACCGCTGCGAAGATCCAGGCGATGCTCATCACCGCGCAGTCCAAGTCGCAGATTGCTGCCGCCAACTCCGAACAGAAGCGGACTCAGAAGCAGGTCGCGTTCGATCAAGATCAGCAGCGCAAGAATGCTAGCACGATCGCTGAGGCTCAGCGTAAAGGCGCTCTGACTCGCGCAGACATTGCTGCCATGGATCTCAAGACTCAGGCCAATATTCTCAACCAATGACCCCAAAACAAGAGTTTCAAAAAAACCAACAGCGCCTCAACGAGCTTAAGCGCCTCCTGGATAATCAGGACTTACAGGCTGCCCTACTCGTTGCGTTCAATAATTTCTGCTGGAACCTGCCAGCCTCAGAGAATCCTCAACACGGATGGAATGCAAACTGTCGCAGACAGGGCGCAAAGGCGTTGATTGATGAACTCAACGGGCTTGCAGAGATGCGGAAAGATAAACCGACCACCACTCAAAACCTCGAATGAGAATCCTATTATCACCTGATGCCCCAACTGATCGCGGGGCGGATTACGCTGACGCATTTGCGGGCATCGACGCCATTGAAGGCAGCGGTCTGGACAACCCAATGGGATCACAGTCCCAGCAGACTCCTCAAGAGGTAGCTCCTGCGCCTGCGGTATCCGCTCCAGAGGTTCAGGCGTCTGCCCCCGCTGACCTTGCTAAGCCCAAGAACGAGGATTTCTTTAACCTCGATAAGTTCACCCCCAAGAAGGATGAACCGGCACCGACCACTAAAGCTGAGCCCACCAAGCCTGAGCCCACCTCTATCAAGCAGTTCCGTGAGCAGTACGACTTGACTAAGAAGGAGCGCGATGATTTCGCGGCCAAAGTCTCTGAGCTTGAGCGTGCTAGGTCCGAAGGCACTCGGAAGGAAGTCGAAGAGGCTACTAAGTCGCTGAAGGCCGAGATGGATTCCATCCGGAAGAACGCCGAGGAGCTGGACACCGAGGTGCGGTATCTGAACTACACGCGTTCCGGTGAGTACAAGCAGAAGTACGAGACCCCTCTGCGCGAAGCCTGGCAGACCGCCCTAGGCGATATTGACGGAATCCGCGTCACTGATGCCGATGGCACTGAGCGCGACGCCAGTCACCATGATATCATGGCGATTTTGAACGTGCCGGTCGCCAAGGCCGCGATCATCGCTCAGGAGACGTTTGGGCCAGCTGCGCCCGAGATCATGGCCCACCGCCGTCGGTTACTCGAACTTACTCAGTCTCGCGATAAGTCCATCGCTGAATGGAAGGAAAAGGGAGCGCAGCGTGAGGTTGAGCGATCGAAGCAGGTAGAGGGGCGTCAGTCTCGTTCGCGTGAGCTGTTTGAATCGCAGTTCTCGGATTACGAAAAGAGTCACCCGCAGCTGTTCGGCAGGGAAGAGGGAGATGATGATGGCAACAAGCTCCTGGACGAAAGCGATCGGCTGATCCGAATCGCGCTGAAAGGCGAAGGCGTAGACGCTGACATGGGCTACGAGGACAAGGTTGACCTCATTACGAAGGCTCAGGCACAGGTTGCCCTACGTGCTCGGGCCTACGGCCGTGAGCGCCTGCGAGTGATCCGTCTCCAGCAAAAGGTGACGGAGCTGGAGAAGAAAGTTGGAAAGGTCCGATCCTCTGAACCCGGTCAGGGTGAGGGAACCTCGACTGCGACGCGCATCGCTCCTAAGAGCGCCGAAGACGCGATCGACGAGTTGCCGTCGGCGTACTAACGGGCGGCTTTACGCCTACCAGCAGCAGCTCGGCGTTGGAACTCTTCCGCGCCGAGTTTTTTTCTGCCGATTGAGGCCGCGAGAGCCCGAGGATCATCGGCGCCTTGATTCTTCAGTTTTGTTACCAGCTTTGCGTACTTTGTTTTCATAGAGTTAATTCCAGGCGCGGCAGCTCCAAAACTTCGCAGATAACTTCGTGCCTGGTGTGTCACAACCATGCCGGGCACGAAAACTTTTACGGTTCTTCGGGATGTGCTTCTTGATGCTCATGTTCGGATCACCGAAACGCACGAGCTTCACCTGCCCACCCTCCTTAGCCAAGACAGCAGACTTCTTCGAGGCGCCCGGGGTTGACTTCGGCTTGTTGTACCCGGCAAATTTCTGGCCTCGGTAGGTGATCATTTGGCTTTCGGAAGTACGTACCACCCAGCTGGAAGGGTAACCCGACTGGGCCCAGAGAGCTTTCCGTCCTTATCGAACGCGTAGACACGAGCGCGGACGGGCTCTGCTAGCATCACGGGATCACCGTTAGGAACGAGGATCACTTTTGTCTGCTGGCAACCCAGGCAGATTGGCAACACGAGCAGCCAAATCAGATTTGAGAGGCTTTGGCGCATTTCCATCTTCCACTTTTGGTGCAGGCGTCTCTCGGAGGAAATCCAAGAGAGCCTTCACAAGTTGATAGATCCAGTTCAAACCGGAGGAACGATAGGAGTCTTCTCGGCATCCTTGGCCATTATAAGACCAATGCCGGCAGTCACCGCTGCGATGGTCGAGGCGATGTCGATGTTGGTGCTGGGATCGGCATCGAAGGCGGCCCGAAGGGCGCCGCCAACAGCGATAAGGATTGCACCGATACCGGCGAGAGTTGTTTTCGTGTTTTTCATTTGGATTTAAATAATCGATATGCGGCGTAGCAGGCACAAACTAAGCCAACCACTGCGGTTATAAGTCTAACCCAGTCGGTGAGCATCGG